TCTTAATCTGTGGACGATTGAGCAGCGCCAGCAGGTGCTGACGCCCGGGGTGTATGAGTATGACCTACCCGCAGACACGATTGACGGCCTCTCAGCCGTGATTCGGACCAACGCAGGCCAGTCTACCCAGCAGGACATCACAATCGACCGTATAGGCCGCGCTGAGTGGCTCCATGTGCCTAACAAGTTGACCCAATCACGTCCTGCGCAGTACTACATCCAGCGCACCGTGCCGGCTAAAGTGTTTTTGTACCCAGCGCCGGATGCAACGCAGACATGGACCTTTGTCTACTACGCTATTCGCCGCATGGACAACGCCGGCGGTTTTACTAACACTGCTGACATCTCTTTCCGATTCTTGCCTTGTTTAGCGGCAGCGTTGGCGTACTACTTGGCTGTCAAAAAAGCGCCTGACCGTGTCATGCTGCTCAAGCAAATGTACGAAGAAGAATTTATGCGTGCAGCAGCAGAGGACCGTGAGCGCTCGGGCTTCTTTGTGGTACCTACGTATACACAGAGGTAACCCATGGCCTATGTATCAGGCAAATTTGCAATTGCGCTGTGCGACAGGTGTGGCCAACGGTACAAACTCAATACGCTTATCAAGGAGTGGACAGGGTTTAAGACCTGCCCTGAGTGCTATGAACCCAAGCACCCACAACTTGAGCCAAAGCGTTCAATAAATGAGCCACAAGCCTTGCAACAACCTCGTCCAGAGAGTAGACTTGGGGTTACCGTCTACGTCGGGTTCACGGCTGATACTTCATTTGCTAGTATCGGAATGATGCCGATGCCTTATGCCAAACCACTGACTGCTCAAGCAGTCCTTGGAACAGTCAGAACGAGCATCACATGACATACACCGAATTAAAAGCTGCAATCATTGCTTACACCGAAAATCAGGGGTTTACGAACACTGATTTGGCACTGTTTACAAAGCAGGCAGAGCAGCGCATCTACAATTCGGTTCAGATTGCCAATCTGCGCAAGAACGTTACGGGAGTCTTGTCTTCCGGCAACAAATATTTGGCTTGCCCTAACGATTATTTATCCAGCTATTCACTGGCTATTTATCCCTTCATAAGCACTACTGCAACAGGCACTGCTGGCCAATCAACGATTGTTGTAGCCAGCGCCTCGGGTATTGTTGTGGGGCAATATGCTGCTGGAACAGGTATTGGCACAGAAGCGGTGGTAACACTGATTGTGGGCACGACTATCACATTGAGTGTGGCCAATAGCGCCACCGTGTCGGGGACTATCACTTTTCAGGGCGATTACACGTACTTGTTGAATAAAGATGTGAACTTTATTCGTGAGGTGTATCCTAATCCACGTGACGTAGCGCTGCCCAAGTATTACGCTATCTTTGGTCCGCAATCAGCAAATGATGCTGAGTTGTCGTTTATTTTAGGCCCAACGCCTGATGCAAATTACTACGCTGAATTGCATTATTACTACTATCCACCGTCTATTGTGACTGCGGAAACAACATGGCTGGGCGATAACTTTGACTCTGCACTTTTGTATGGTTGCTTGGTAGAAGCGTATACGTACATGAAGGGCGAGCAGGATATGATGGTTTTGTACGATACCAAGTACAAAGAAGCGTTAATGCTCCTGAAGAACTTGGGCGATGGTAAGCAACGTGGTGATGCTTATCGCGACGGTCAACTTAAACTGCCTGTGAGGTAATAGATGATCACAGCAGGACTTACCAATAGTTTTAAGCAGCAGTTATTGCTGGGTGTGCATGATTTTGCAACGGATACGTTTCGTATTGCGCTGTATACGTCCTCTGCTACGCTAGGACCTACCACAACTGTGTATAACAGCACAAACGAGGTATCTGGAACAGGATACACCGCACCGGGTCTGGTTTTAACAAATATCACTGTTCTCCTTTCACAAGGGGTGGCATATGTTAATTTTGACAATCCTGCATGGGTAGGCGCAACATTTACCACGCGTGGAGCATTAATTTATAATGCTACAAAGGCGGGAAAATCAGTTGGCGTGCTTAATTTTGGTGTGGATCAGACCATGTTAGGCCAGTCTTTTACCATTCAACTTCCGACAAACAATCCGGAAAACGCATTAATCCGCATCTCTTAAGGAGCCTCACATGAGCTTGGACAAAATCACCGCTACCGACCAAGTGGCAGCAATTACAAAATACAACACCATGCCTTCGGACGAGATGGCCATCAATGGCACATACCATGCAGTTTGCTACGGCGCTGATGGTCAGGTTAAATGGGAAGCACCTATTGAGAACTTGGTAACGACTGTTGGCAAGAATTTGACCTTGGATACCATCCTTGGCAACTCAGCCGCTGGTGCAGTTGTGATGGGCTTAAAGGGTACAGGCACTGCTGTAGTCGCTGATACACAGGCTTCCCATGCAAGCTGGTTGGAAGTAGGCGGCACTAACGCTCCCGCTTATTCTGGCAACCGTCCTACACCTTCATTTTCCGCCGCCGCTGCTTCTAGCAAGGCTACGTCTTCTGCCGTGTCATTCTCTATGACCAGCACAGGTACAGTGGCGGGCTGCTTTATCAACATTGGCGGTAGCGCAACTAAAGATTCAACCACTGGCACATTGTTTTCTGCGGGTGATTTCTCTAGTTCTAAGTCTGTTGTTAACGGTGACACCATTGCGGTAACGTACACATTAACATTGACTTGATATGGCGTTAGCTTGGGGTGATGGCGCATGGGGTGATAACGCATGGGGCGGGGGAGAGACTTTCCCTGTCAGCGTTACTGAAACCACCTCATTAACCGAGTCCCAAGCTGCGGGTTTGCTAATTGATGTAAGTATTACGGAGTCGTTGACTGGTGGTACGACTTGGGGTGAGGATACGTGGGGTTCTGGATCTTGGAGTGGCACATCAGGCATTCAGGATGTTCAGACTGTAGCTCTGACGATGAATGTGGCAGTAGATGAATCCGCCGCTATTGCTGAAGACCAGTCGGTTGTTGCTGGGTTTGTTGGGTCTGTCATTGAGACAATGGCTATTGCAGATGCAAATGCGGCAATCACAAGCTACAACGCCAGTGTGGCGGATAGTCAGGCTATTACGGATGCAAACGCAGCGCAGACAAGTTATACGGCAAATGTGTCGGATTCAGTTGGAATTGTGGATGTAGAGACAGCGGTTGCTACATTCTTGGGGAATATATCGGAGTCAATTGCAATAGCAGAAGCGCAGGTGGCTGTGCTGATTATGGCCATCAATGAGTCGATGGGTATTGCAGAGGGAACGACTGTAGGAACGTATTACACAGAGTTTTTAACTGAGTCTGCGGCTATTACAGAAGTAAATGGCGGCATTGCAAACTACAATTTAAGCCGGACGGAAACGATGGCTATAACAGAAACAAACGGTGGACGATTCTTGTGGGAAATTATTGATGACACACAAGGCGTTACATGGCAGAATATCAGCAATCCACAAACACCGGGCTGGGCTGATGTGAGTAATACAGAAACGCCCGGTTGGACAGTAATTTCTACTCAGTAGGAGCAATAAATGGCAAAGACATCCCTTATAGGTCTAACCCTCCCGGCAACAGGTACGCTGTCCGGACAGTGGGGTGACACGGTTAATAACGCCATCTCGCAGATTGTTGACGTTGCGGTGGCTGGTACACAGACAATCTCTACTGATGCAAACATTACGCTGACGGTTACGGAAGGTACATACGCTTCTACGGGTCTGACGGCTAATAGCTCCCAGTACGCAGTTCTTCTGTGGACAGCAGGCGGCACAGCTACACGAACCATCACGGTTCCAGCCCAGTCTAAGACTTACGTTGTTATCAACAAAACGTCTAGCACCCAGTCAATTATTGTTCAAGGTGTTACCGGAACAGGCGTTACTGTACCTGCTGGCACACGGGCTATTGTGGCTTGGGACGGCACTAACTTTGTTAATGTGGGCGGCGGTTCTGCGGCTGGCTCTACAACGCAGGTTCAGTTTAATAGCTCTGGTGCATTTGGTGCTTCTGCTAATTTGACTTTTGATGGCACAACGCTAACGGCTAATGACTTCATTGATTCTTCACTGACTGCCAGCAAGCCTGTATTTACAAACGGCAGTAAGAACTTGGTGTCTACTGGAACTTTGGGTGTTGACCAAGGCGGTACGGGTCTAACTACGTTGACGGCTAACAACGTCATTCTGGGTAACGGAACATCCACACCCACTTTTGTTGCACCCAGCACAAACGGTAACGTTTTAGTGTCTAACGGCACAACGTGGACATCTGCTGCACCTGCGGCATCTGGTGTATCTCAAGCGAGAGCAACGGCTATCGCAATGGTCTTTGGCTTTTAAGGAACTATCATGGCAAATCCAAATCTTTTCGCCGCGACCACAGCGTCAGGCACAACTACATACCTCACACCC